TCACCATGATTCCGCTTTTGCGGGCAATCCGTCACGACCGAGGAAGACCTTAATCATGGTGTCCTTAATGCAATGCTGAGTGCAAAGCCCCCGGATATAAAGTCGGTGTTTTTTAATTTCATTGACAGATGCAACATATGTTCTTCCCTGATACATAACGTAATCGCCGGGAGTGACGCACTGGCGTGGTATTTCATCGGTTCCGAAGTGATGAGCAATCATAATAATCTCCTTAATAATTTGTGATATGAAGGAAATTCCAGAAAACTATTTAATACTCAGCAACTGCTCGACGGTCATATTTTTAATTGCGCCCCGGTTTATGAGAGTCCATCCCTGCTTTTCCAGATAAAAACGGAAAGTATCCAGAGTACAGACCAGTGCGCCATCAGGAACGGTTTCGGTGAATTTGATGTAGCCGTGTTCGTCGAAGCGGATAACCAGGGTTCGGTCATCACCCGGGATTATTTTGTCAGCGGGTGTGGTGTTATTCCGGCGCAGTTCTTCCTCCATGCGGTCGAACTCGGCAATGTAGGCTTCCTTGAATGCAGCGGCCTTTTTGCCGGTGAAGCCCATCACCAGGAAAACGAAGCCGTTTTTGGTGATTTGGTAGGCATTGTAGGTATTGCCACGGTGCTCGAATTTAACCCGCGAAAAGTTGCTGGTTAAAAAGCGTTCAGAACATTCGAGGGCCTCTATTTTTTGAACAACATGGTGATGCTGCTTGCCGAAGAATTCTGCGATCGCAATAGACGTAGTGACTGCGCGACCATTTTCAATGGTTACGTCAGGGTGAGAAAGGGTAAGGGTAGTAGCCATGATGGCATCCTCAAGTGTTAAGTTAATTAACTCACCACCGAGGCTTTCCACGACCATAAGGGTGGCGAGACGTACAGGGGTGGAAATACCGGTCACTCGAGAACCCGGCCAGCCTTGCAGCTGCCCTGCACGCCCCACCATTATCTGAATGTGGCTGTGCTTAACGCATAAAAAAACCGCTTCGGCGCGGTTATGCGCTCGAGTAACTTTCGGGTTTCCACGCCCGGCACCCGGTTTATGAGGTGCAGGTGCACTATAATTCCACCCGTACTGGTTTTCAATAGCTACATTCAACATTTTCTCTTACCTTTCATCACCGAAGTGAACTTTGTTGATGCGGTGTCTGGTGCCTCCAGGTGACGTTAACCAGTTAACAATTAACGCCGGATACAGAGAATCCACCCATAACACTGTTTTTGGTTTTAACTGTTCCGCGTGCGCTCAGCCGCATTCACCGCATCACAAAATTCACTTTAAAAAGGGCGGCAGAGCAGTCACGGAGTAAAACTGATACCGCCAAACGTCACCAGAAAATTGATAACAGAGGGCGTTGCAGCGGGGTTGTCACTTAAGCGTATGGTCAACCTGACAACCCGGTGTCCTCAACGGGGAAGGAATAACCCCGCCATACTTACCGCCGCGCCATTTCGCGGATTGCCACAACCGGAAGCGCACGGTCGAACTAAATTTAACGACACCGTACAGAGAGACCAATTTCGCCGTGCGCTTTCGCGTTATGCCCTGACTTTTCAGGGACATATCCTTTCAGTAAACTGTCAGTGCCGGATTCTCACCCGTGTCCGGCGCACGCACTCCATCTGACCCGTGGAGAACTCCTTAATTACCAACCCTCAGGAGGGTGAAATGACTAGTAAAAATGTAAATATCCAGTTTAACCACGATGTTTCTCCTGCTGGACTTGCGGATGAACTCACTGCTATAAAAACGGCAATTATGCTACTTGCTGCTAAGTTGCCAGCAGCATCACAACCATCAGATATTTGTGACTCATTACGTAAGATGAATTCAACAAAATGCAACGAGATGGCATCACTTATTGAAATAGCTATTGATTTTAATGATTAATCGAAATCTCATGGCTAACTGTAACACTCCCGTCTGTGGCGGGATGCTTTAAATCACAGGAATTAATGCTTCTTGTTGCGAAGTAATTTTCAAGGGGGTTCATTCGAATCCCTTTCTGTTTCATTAACAAGCCAAATCCCTTATCAATGATGTCCATTAATTCCAAGAAGTATTTTTTATGTAAATCCTGGTTATCAGAGAGTTGCTTCTCTTCGTACAGTCCGATAAAGGCACGACGCACGTTACCGGATATATTATCGATGGTTTCTTTTTCTACGATACTCAGGTCAAGAGTCGCCAGTTGGGAACGAACTATATTCGCTGCCATTTCCTGGAATTGCATTGGTAAATCTTTAAATTCCATCGTCAACCTCATCAGTCAGTGTTTCTGGTTAACCAGCGACGCGCGCCAGCTTCCGTTTTAAACGTTTTGCTTCTGGTATACGTCATCGCGGTAAACGTTCCGTCCAGGTTGGGGAATACTCCACATACCAGAGATTCGTTGTTGCCAAGCTCGATAGTATCCATGCTGACCTCATTTCCCCTTAACGCCGGGGGAGCGGAACAAAAACCTGCTGCATAGTTAAAGTTGAACCCTGCCGTCATGTTCTTACGCCTCGGGCTGGCTACTTAACCCCTGACCACTGCCGGGTAACTCGAAGTATTGCCCTGCGTTCTGTGGGGCGGGGTGGGTAGTGGAAATAATCTACAATTAAAAACTGTTTTGTGTCAACAGTTTTTAATTGTTGTGTTGGGCAAAAAAACTCCCTCGAATGAGGGAGTGTGAAAATTGTTCAGTTCAGATAGGGAAGGGAAATTGTCGGCGGGCATGCACAATATTTGCAATTTCAATGCTTGAAGTTGCTACTCGGTACAAAACGATATAATTAGGGTGAACCACAATTTCCCGCAAACCGGATACTCGATCACTTGGCGGATATAGATATGGATGCTCAGAGAGGGCTAAAACAGACGTTTCAATCCGTATTTTTAGTCTGCGTGCTGCAGGAATATTTTCCTTAGCAATATAGGCTACGATCTGACGCAAATCATCGCGAGCAGATGGTAGCCACAAAATGGGTAACATTACTCGCTCCTGTTAGTTACAGCAATTTGAGCAATAAGATTCTCCATTTCAGCCATTACCTCATCATGTGGAATTGAGGGACGAGGGTCTGCAAGGCTTGACGCCACTTTAGCGCGTAACCATTCGTTGTAACTGTTTTCTTGTTCGGTAGTTTCGAATTCTGAAACTATCGGAGAAAGGGCTGTACTCATGGCATAACTCCTCTTCTTGTACTGTGGTCACGCCCGGCGGCTTTTTTGTGCCGCCAACCACCGGGCAATGGTTTCTTCCATTGATTTTTTCTTGTCTTTGATTTCTTGAAGCATTTTTTCTTGGTCTTCCTCTGGAAACGCACTAAAAGCCTGGAGCAGTTCGCGTTGACGAGGACCAATTTTCATCGTGTCAGGGGTGAAAATTTGCTCCCCCTCTTCAGGAGGCAATAAAAACCAATGCAATGGATGCCCTGTAACCTCAACCAGTTTATCCAAACTTGAGGCTTTAGGTGTAGCCTTACCGCTGACCCATTGTTGAACAGTTTGTTGTGTCACACCAATTCTACGGGCAAGCTCAGCCTGGCTCCATCCAGTTTCCTGAAGAAGCTTGCTGATTCTGTACATAGATACTTCTAGGGCGTTCATCATTATTCAATTTTACAGGTAAATACTGTTAAAAGCATCACAATAAAAAACTGTTGATTGTGTACAGTTTTTTATTGTAGGCTTTGCTTATAGTTTTTTAGAGGAGAGCAAAATGCTAGATAGCACTCGCGAAAAAATTAGGCAGAAATACACTCAAGCTGAAATAGGTCGTTATATGGGGGTCGCTCAACAGACTGTTTGGCAATGGTTTAGCTTTGACGTTCCCCCAAAGCAGGTAATTCCGTTATGTCAGCTAATGAAGTGGGAAGTTACCCCGCATGAAATTCGCCCTGATATTTATCCTAACCCAACCGACGGTTTACCTGTTGGATTCAAGGTTAACACATCAAATGCACCGGAGCTGATTCATGAAAATCAAGCATGAACACATCCGCATGGCAATGAATGCCTGGGCGTATCCAGACGGTGAGAAAGTTCCAGCAGCTGAAATAGCCCGGACTTATTTCGAGCTGGGAATGACGTTCCCGGAACTGTATGACGACAGCCATCCGGAAGCCCTGGCTCGCAATACCCAGAAAATTTTCCGCTGGGTAGAGAAAGACACCCCTGATGCAGTTGAAAAAATTCAGGCGTTGTTACCAGCGATCGAAAAGGCAATGCCACCTTTGCTGGTGGCCAGAATGCGCAGCCACAGTTCAGCTTATTTTCGGGAGCTGGTGGAGACGCGGGAGCGACTGGTGAGAGACGCTGATGATTTTGTCGCAGTGGCAATCGCCGGTTTCAATCAGATGAACCGTGGTGGCCCGGCAGGAAATGCTGTGGCAGTACATTGACTGACAATAGCCATATCGAATCGCTTCCGGCAACTCGTGAGTAAAAAGATTCGGTATCAGAAGAGGTGAGTATGGCTAACGCCTGGCTCAGATTATGGCATGACATGCCAAATGACCCTAAGTGGCGAACAATTGCCAGGGTGTCAGGGCAGCCAATTGCAACAGTGATGGCAGTGTATATCCACCTCCTGGTGAGCGCGTCACGAAATGTCACGCGAGGTCACATTGATGTCACGACAGAAGATTTGGCAAGTGCGCTCGACGTGACAGAAGAGGTAATTGATTCAATTTTGCAGACGATGCAGGGGCGGGTACTTGATGGTGATTTAATCACTGGATGGGAAAAACGCCAGGTGCTTAAAGAGGACAACGGCAATATTTCGCAAACCGCAAAATCTCCTGCAGAGCGCAAGAGGGCGCAGCGAGAGAGGGAAAGAAAGCGGGAACAAAATGGCGATTGTCACGGCGCGTCACGAAATGTCACGCACATGTCACGACGAGTCACGACAGATAAAGATACAGATAAAGATACAGATCAAGAAGATCAAAACACTATGGTCCATGGCGTAAAAAACGCCACGAACCAGGCAGGGGATGTTCAGACCGTCAATCTTGGTCAGCCAGCAGGCACGACACCGGAAGCCGATTCAGCGTATGCGCTGAAAGCCGATTCGGGCGCTGTGCAGCAGGTGATGACCGCAAGGCCGGAGCAATCACACCAACTGCAGCAGCCTGAAGCCGATTCCGCCATTCAGCGGGAAGCCGATCGGGTAGTCCCGGAAAACACCGGGCAGCCTGTGGGACGAGTGGATTATCCGGATGTGTTCGAACAGGTCTGGCGGGAATACCCGTTGCGTGCTGGGGCAAACCCGAAGAAATCCGCTTTCAGTGCCTGGAAGGCCAGATTACGCGAGGGGGTGCCACCAGAGGCCATGCTGGATGGTGTGAGGCGTTACGCAAGATACCTGGCGGCTACCGGGAAAACGGGAACGGAATTTGTTCAGCGAGCGACGACGTTTTTTGGACCGGACCGGAATTTTGAAAACCCCTGGTTGCTCCCGGTAAGCGGCACGAACAACCAGCGTTGTGTGAATCATATTTCTGAACCGGATAACGAAATTCCGCCGGGCTTCAGGGGGTAAGTGTTAATTTCTGGTCATGAGGTAATTTTCAGGAGGGCTTGTGGCAAAAGTTTTTACACAAGAAGAGCGGGAAAAAATTAAAGGGCAGGTTCTTGAACTCGTACGCCAGAGTGGGCGCGAGACGTTACGACAACTGGAAGCTAAAACTGGGGCAACAAGATATCTGATGAGCGTTCTGGCCAGAGAGCTGGTTGCCAGTGGCGATGTATACAACTCTGGTTACGGGTTATTCCCGTCTGAACAGGCGCGTAAGGACTGGCAAAATGCCCGTAAAAAGCTCTCAAGGGCAAAGCTGAATAAACCATCTGCGGTTGATCCGGACCTTATCTGGTCGTTACCAGACGGCGAAATACGCCGCTACGACAGGCGCCTGAATATAATCTGTCGCGAGTGCCGGAAGAGCGAAGCTATGCAGCGTGTACTGGCATTTTATCAAGGAAATGTTAGGTATTTTAGACGTTACTAGATTAAAGAGCATTAGTTCAGATGTGAATTGACATTTTCATGGCGCAGGGTAGAGCCAGCGTGGTTGTCCGCTTTGCGTCAAAACCAGATATTACCAGATTTAGACATATATTCCCGATAGCCCTGCTCTGATGCTACACTCTGTGCTATTTTCATGACCCCAATAAAAATATTTATGACTATTGCTGATTTCAAACGGCCTAAATTGGAGCTCCCAAACGGGGCAAACAAACTACTACTGCACTCTTGCTGTGCTCCATGTTCCGGTGAAGTGATGGAGGCGCTTCAGGCCTCGGGAATCGACTACACCATCTTTTTCTACAACCCGAACATTCATCCTCAGAAAGAGTATTTAATTCGTAAGGATGAAAATATTCGCTTTGCTGAACAACACGGCGTGCCGTTTATCGATGCTGATTACGACACCGACAACTGGTTTGAACGTGCCAAAGGAATGGAATGGGAGCCTGAGAGGGGGATCCGTTGTACCATGTGTTTTGACATGCGTTTTGAGCGGACAGCGTTGTACGCTGCTGAAAATGGTTTCAGTGTGATCAGCAGTTCACTGGGCATTTCACGCTGGAAAAATATGCAGCAGGTTAACGAGTGTGGGCGGCGAGCTGTTGCGCATTATCCGGGTATGGTGTACTGGGATTATAACTGGCGCAAGCAGGGCGGCTCGTCCCGTATGATTGAAATCAGCAAGCGCGAAAAATTCTATCAGCAGGAATATTGTGGCTGTGTGTATTCTCTGCGCGATACCAATCTACACCGCAAATCTCAGGGGCGCCCTCTTATCAAAATTGGCCAACTCCACTACGGAAAAGAAGAGAAGGAGTGATTTTATGGATCACCTTTCTGATTGATTTCATATTGGCGAGGTGACGTGAGTTAAGTAGAATTGCTGCGGGTGCTTGAGGCTATCTGCCTCAGGCATGAACACCAAAAGGCAGATAGAGAAAAGCCCCAGTTAACATTACGCGTCCTGCAAGACGCTTAACATTAATCTGAGGCTCAATCCATGCTGAACACATGTAGGTTAGCCTCTTACGTGCCGAAAGGCAAGGAGAAGCAGGCTATGAAGCAGCAAAAGGCGATGTTAATCGCCCTGATCGTCATCTGTTTAACCGTCATAGTGACGGCACTGGTAACGAGGAAAGACCTCTGCGAGGTACGAATCCGAACCGGCCAGACGGAGGTCGCTGTCTTCACAGCTTACGAACCTGAGGAGTAAGAGACCAGGCGGGGGAGAAATCCCTCGCCACCTCTGATGTGTCAGGCATCCTCAACGCACCCGCACTTAACCCGCTTCGGCGGGTTTTGTTTTTTCCTGGCATTCTGGTTTACAATTCGCACGCCAGCCTGAACAACTGGCACCTGCTGCGCCAGCAGAGACAACCGATGGCGCACGATACCAAATTACACAATTCTAATGATTCTGCCGTCTTTGCCAGCAGGTGCGGACGGCGTTTTCACGCATTCAAATCAGACTGGTTCCAGCATCCTCCATGCACTGAAGAGCAGGCTGAATGGATAATTCAGTGTTACCGCAGGCGTGGATACGAGGTTAAGAAAGCCCTCAGCCTCGATTATCGTCACTGGATAATCTACGTCAGGCTGCCGTACTCCGAGCGCCCACCGCGTCCGTCCCGCACATTCCAGCAACGCATCTGGAGGTAACGTGCGGGTATTACTTCGACCTGTTCCGGTACCGGAACTTGGGCTGGTGGTCCTTAAACCAGGCCGTGAATCCATGCAGGTATTCCATAACCCTCGAGTGCTGGTGGAGCCGGAACCGAAAAGCATGCGTGGTCTGCCGTCCGGCATCGTCCCTGCCGTTCGCCAGCCGCTGGCGGAGGATAAATCATTACTGCGGTTTTTCAGCAATGAGCGTGTGATTCGTGCTGCTGGCGGCGCTGGTGCACTGTCTGACTGGCTGTTGCGTCATGTCAAATCCTGCCAGTGGCCTCATGGTGACTATCATCACAGTGAAACCGTCATACATCGTTACGGCACCGGCGCGATGGTGTTGTGCTGGCACTGCGATAACCAGCTGCGTGACCAGACATCCGAATCACTTGAGCAACTTGCTCAACAAAACCTGGCAGCATGGATGATTGACGTCATACGCCATGCAATGAATGGCACGCAGGAGCGGGAGTTATCGCTGGCTGAATTATCCTGGTGGGCGGTCTGCAATCAAGTGGCGGACGCGCTTCCGGAGGCAGTATTACGTCGTTCTCTGGGGTTACGTGCGGAAAAAATCCGCGCGGTGTACCGCGAAAGCGACATCGTACCGGGAGAGCAGACCGCCACCAGCATACTAAAGCAGCGCACAAAAAATCTTGCGCCGTTGCCTCACTTCCACCAGCAACAGAACCCACCACTGGAAAAGGCGGTGGTCAGCATTGCCGTTGATCCGGACTCTCCGGAATCTTTCATGAGGCGACCTAAACGTCGCCGTTGGGTAAATGAGAAATATACGCGCTGGGTGAAGACACAGCCGTGTGCGTGTTGTGGTCAGCCAGCCGACGATCCCCATCACCTGATTGGTCACGGTCAGGGAGGGATGGGAACAAAGGCCCACGATATTTTCACGCTACCGTTGTGCCGGGAACATCACAACGAACTTCATGCGGATCCGCTGGCGTTCGAAGAAAAGCATGGTTCCCAGGTTGATTTAATTTTTCGTTTTCTTGATCACGCCTTTGCAACCGGCGTGCTTGGGTAAAAGAGGTTATTGATGCGTATTGAGTTTGTTTTGCCTTATCCGCCGACGGTGAATACTTACTGGCGACGTCGTGGCAACACATATTTTGTATCAAAAGTCGGTGAGCGTTATCGCCGTGATGTGGCGCTAATTGTTCGCCGGCAGCGGTTAAAATCAAACCTGTCCGGAAGGCTGGCGATAAAGGTGATTGCAGAGCCACCGGATAAGCGCCGTCGTGACCTGGACAATATCCTGAAAGCACCACTGGATGCGCTGACGCATGCCGGACTACTTATAGACGACGAGCAGTTTGATGAAATCAATATTGTGCGCGGTCAGCTCGTTCCTGGTGGTCGGTTGGGCGTGAAGATTTACGAAATAATGCATGACGGGCAGGTCCAAAAATGAGACTGGAAGATTTACCGAAATACTATTCCCCAAAATCGCCAGGCCTGACTGATGCATCCGTCTCGACGTCAAAAGATGCGCTGAGCATCACTGATGTGATGGCTGCGCAGGGTATGACACAAAACCGGGCTGAGATGGGATTTTCTGCGTTCCTGGGGAAAATGGGTATTAGTATGAATGACAGGGCGCGGGCAACAGAATTACTGGCAGATTATGCATTAAGTCAGTGCGATCGCGTGGCGGCGTTAAGAAAACTTCCGGCAGAAATAAAACCGGCAGTGATGCGCATTATGGCTTCGTATGCTTTTGAGGATTATGCCCGCAGCGCAGCGAGTAAAAAGCAGTGCCCCTGTTGCCGAGGGGAAAAATTTATTGAAAGCGAAGTTTTTACAAACAAGGTTCAGTATCCGGATGGCAAGCCGCCAGTATGGGCAAAGTGTACGAAAGGTGTGTATCCGTCTTACTGGGAAGAATGGAAAAAAATCCGGGAGGTGGTGAAAGTTTCTTGTCCTGAATGTAAAGGGAAGGGGGAGATTTCCACTGCCTGTAAAGACTGCCGTGGGCGTGGTGTTGCCATTCATCGTGAAGAGTCGGAAAAACGGGGTATGCCTGTAATCAGGAACTGCCAGCGTTGTGGCGGTCGGGGCTATGAAAGACTACCATCAACGGAGGCATTTAATGCCATACGCAAAGTGACGAGTGCTATCACGCTTGATACGTGGAAAAAATCAGTGAAACGCTTTTACGATACGTTGGTGGTTCGGTTTGACATTGAAGAGGCATGGGCGGAGCGGCAGTTAAAGAGGGTAACGCGATAGTGTTGTTGATTTTTCCCGAATCTGTGGTAAATTTGCTCTAACGATGGGCGTTTTATGCCTGACGTTAGAAGGATTTTTACAGCCCGCCATCGAGCGGGTTTTTTATATCTGGAAAGCGGTGCATAACGTTAAACGTGATGGCGATTGCGCAATGAGTTTCTCCTGCTCTGAAGTCTCTTGACTGCATGGAATCTCCTTTGTTATGTAAGATGAGTTGATGTTTTAAAATTGTTAGAGAGATGGGTATGGATGACAGCACTCTGCTGAGGAACTCTTCACTTTTTATTGCTTATATGGGCTGTCTTGGATGGGGAAGCGCTTATTTCTATGGATGGGGGACTTCCTTTTACTATGGCTTTCCATGGTGGATCGTCGGGGTTGGCGTTGATGATGTGGCCCGAAGTTTGTTTTATGCTGTGAGCGTTATCGTTATATTCCTTACTGGATGGGGAGTAGGTATTGTTTTCTTTTTAGGCATAAAACAAAAAAACAATATACAGAATTTGAGTTTTATCAGACTTTTTCTGGCAATATTGCTGCTTTTTATTCCGCCTGTTCTGGAGTTTTCGGTAATTCATCAGCACGTTGAGCCAGATGTGCTGTTTTTTTGTGTTATTGCTGCCTTTACAATTACGCTTTTTGTCAGGTCAGGAAGAAGACTTATTTCAGTCAAATGTTTTTCGGAAGTGTCTTTTATTCGCCATCACCGAATTGAGTTTATTATGGCTGGATTCATGATTTATTTCTGGACATTCTCTCTTATTGCCGGTTGGTATAAACCCCAGTTTAAGAGGGAATATCAGACGATCCACTATGAGAATACTTGGTATTACGTTCTTGCACGCTATGATGATCGTCTGGTTTTATCGAAATCGTACAGTAATGGGAGTTCTGCATTCGTTATACTTAATAGCGGGCAGATTGATGACTTTGAAATTAATGTAGTCAGAGTTCGTTAATATTGCCTGAGTAACTTTCTGTTGACCGCTCAGATTCTTTTATCATGTGTAGGCCAATATGCAGGATTTAATCAGGGTAGGGTATTGCAGAGCTAAACTGGCATAAGTATTATTCCGCATATGGCCCTTTAGCTCAGTGGTGAGAGCGAGCGACTCATAATCGCCAGGTCGCTGGTTCAAATCCAGCAAGGGCCACCAACCGCCACTAGCTCATCAGGAAAGAGCGTCAACCCTTTAAGTTGAGAGTGCGAGGTTCGAGTCCCCGGTGGCGGTCCAGTGCCGACTTAGCTCAGTAGGTAGAGCAACTGACTTGTAATCAGTAGGTCACCAGTTCGATTCCGGTAGTCGGCACCATATGCGGGCATCGTATAATGGCTATTACCTCAGCCTTCCAAGCTGATGATGCGGGTTCGATTCCCGCTGCCCGCTCCAGTCAGAGTCTTTCAGTCTGCGATGATGGGAAATCCCGGAGTGACTGAAAGACGTTTAAGTTATGAATGATCGCCTTTTTTTGCAAAATTGCTGTGCAGAAATACTAACCTTCGGGCAGGCGATCATTCATAAGCACTCTGCTTTTATTCCGATCAACTGTGGGTGGTTTGTTGGATAGAGTGCTTTCCTTTCTGTATATATCGTTTCGCCCGCTTTTGCGGGTTTTTCTTTTCAAATCCCTTTCATTTCTCAGTGTAAAACTACGCCATCCGTTATTTGCGGAGGTGAGGCTATGAAATCCATGGACAAAATTTCAACGGGCATTGCCTACGGCACCTCCGCAGGCAGTGCTGGCTACTGGTTTTTACAGTGGCTTGATCAGGTCAGTCCGTCACAGTGGGCTGCGATTGGTGTTCTGGGGAGTCTGGTTCTGGGCTTCCTGACTTATCTGACAAATCTGTACTTCAAAATCAGAGAAGACAAGCGTAAGGCTGCACGGGGAGAGTAATTCAATGACTCAAAACTATGAACTGATTGTGAAAGGGATCCGCAATTTTGAGAATAAAGTTACGGTAACTTTAGCGTTACGGGACAAAAAACGCTTTGACGGTGAAATTTTTGACCTGGACATCTCGCTGGACCGTGTTGAAGGTGCAGCGCTGGAGTTTTATGAGGCAGCAGCCAGAAGGAGCATCAGACAGGTCTTCCTGGATGTTGCTGCCGGGTTATGTGAAGGGGACGAGCTGTTGCCAGAAACGCGCCCCTGTTCAGAGGCGCGGTATACCATAAAAATTAACAGTTCTGATAACTCGATTACAGGTTGTTAGCTTTTTGCAGTTGGCTTTCCAGTATCTTTCATTGGTAGCATCCTGATAAATATCCATGAGCGCAAAAATCAAATACGGCCTGTCAGCTGCGGTTCTGGCGCTGATTGCTGCAGGTGCGTCTGCTCCTCAAATACTTGACCAGTTTCTGGATGAAAAAGAAGGTAACCACACAACGGCATACCGCGATGGGGCCGGCATCTGGACCATCTGTCGGGGTGCCACGATGGTGGATGGAAAACCCGTTTTTCCCGGTATGAAACTGTCGAAGGAAAAATGCGACCAGGTCAACGCCATTGAGCGTGATAAGGCGCTGGCATGGGTGGAGCGCAATATTAAAGTACCAATGACCGAACCACAAAAAGCGGGTATCGCGTCATTCTGTCCCTATAACATTGGCCCCGGTAAGTGTTTTCCGTCGACGTTTTATAAGCGGCTGAATGCCGGTGATCGTAAGGGCGCATGCGAGGCGATTCGCTGGTGGATAAAAGATGGTGGGCGCGATTGCCGCATACGTTCAAATAACTGCTATGGACAGGTTATTCGTCGTGACCAGGAAAGCGCATTAGCCTGTTGGGGGATAGATCAGTGAGCAGAGTCGCCGCGATTATTTATGCTCTGGTTATTTGCATCATCGTCTGCCTGTCGTGGGCGGTCAATCATTACCGTGATAACGCCATCGCCTACAAAGAACAGCGTGATAAAAAAGTCAGTGAGCTGAAGCAGGCGATCGCCACCATCGCTGACATGCAGCAGCGTCAGCGTGATGTTGCTGCGCTCGATGCAAAGTACTCGAGAGAATTAGCCAATGCGAAAGCTGAAAATGAAACTCTGCGCGCTGATGTTGCCGCTGGTCGTCGTCGGTTGCACATCAAAGCAGTCTGTCAGTCAGTGCGTGAAGCCACCACCGCCTCCGGCGTGGATAATGCAACCAGCCCCCGACTGGCAGACACCGCTGAACGGGATTATTTCACCCTCAGAGAGCGGCTGATGACGATGCAGATGCAACTGGAAGGGGCACAGGAGTATATCCGCACTCAGTGCATTAAGTAGCCTTTTTATCGTGGTAAACATTTCGCAGGGTATGAGGTATTTATGCCATCACGAATCCCACGCGCCTGCCGTAAGCGTGGATGTGTAGGTACAACCACAGACAGTTCTGGTTACTGCGATAAACATCGTGGCGAAGGATGGGTACAGCATCAACGCGGACTGAGCCGCCACCAGCGTGGCTATGGCTCGAAATGGGATGCCATACGTGCGCGCATACTGAAGCGTGATAATCATCTGTGTCAGAACTGCCTGCGCAATGGGAGAGCCGTTGAAGCCAGAACTGTGGACCACATCATTCCGAAAGCTCATGGTGGCACGGATGCAGACAGTAACCTGCAGAGTCTGTGCTGGCCCTGTCATAAAGCAAAAACAGCGCGCGAACGCATCAATTGATAACAGTTCCCATCTGTAGGGGAGGGGCGGGTCAAATCTCTGCAACCCTGGCTGCTCAGTACCGCCGCCTGACCTTTCCTCGCATCGCCGCAGGTTCGAAAACTTTTTTTTGGAATGTGATTAAATGATTGATAGGTAAAACCGATTATGTCTGGACCCCCGAAAACCCCGCCACGCCTGCATTTGATACGAGGCAACCCCTCAAAGCGGCCAGTTAAAGACCTCAAAAAAACCGCTAAAAAGGATGAAAAAGGTCTCCCTAAAATTCCGCAACATTTAGGGGCGCAGGGGAAGTACTGGTTCAGGCGAATGGCGGAAGAGCTGAATGCGGAAGGGATCATTTCTCAGCTTGATGCGCGTGCGCTTGAGCTACTGGTGGAAGCCTATACCGAATACCGGCATCACTGCGAAACACTCGATGTTGAGGGGTACACCTACCGCTCGGAAACGCAGAACGGTGATGTGCTGATTAAGGCACACCCGGCTGCTGCGATGAAAGCGGATGCCTGGAAGCGGATCCGGGCGATGCTTGCAGAATTTGGTATGTCACCGGCAAGCCGGGCAAAAGTAAATACCGCCGGACCGGATAATGTTGATCCGCTGGCAGAGCTTTTAAAAGCGAGAGACTGATGGCAAAAGTGGCTGACGGGATCCGCTACGCCGAACGTGTTGTTGCAGGAGAAATTGTTGCTGGCGAATTTGTCCGCCTGGCCTGCCAGCGTTTTCTTGATGATCTGAAGTACGGCGAAAAGCGGGGGATTTATTTCAGTGAACCCCGTGCGCAGCACATCCTGAATTTCTACAAATTTGTGCCTCATGTAAAAGGGGCACTGGCAGGCCAGCCCATTGAGTTGATGGACTGGCATGTATTTATCCTCATTAATATTTTTGGTTTTGTCATTCCGCTGGTCAATGAAGAAACCGGGGAAGTTGTCATGCGCAGCGATGGCAGCGGACGTCCGGTGATGGTGCGCCGGTTCCGGACGGCGTACAACGAAGTCGCCCGTAAAAACGCAAAATCAACCCTGTCATCGGGTATCGGCCTGTATATGACGGGGGCAGATAGTGAAGGCGGAGCTGAGGTGTATTCAGCCGCAACCACGCGTGACCAGGCCAGAATCGTGTTTGAAGACGCCAAAAATATGGTCAGAAAAGCCCGGTCGACACTCGGGCGGTTGTTTGATTTCAACAAGCTGGCGATTTACCAGGAGCAGAGCGCATCAAAATTTGAACCGCTTTCCTCGGATGCAAACAACCTGGACGGTCTGAACATCCACTGCGCCATTATTGATGAGCTGCATGCACATAAAACCCGCGACGTGTGGGACGTTCTGGAAACGGCAACCGGTGCCCGTCTGCAGTCCCTGTTATTTGGTATCACCACGGCTGGCTTTAACAAGGAAGGGATTTGTTACGAGCAGCGTGATTACGCCATCAAGGTATTGCGAGGCTATAACAGCGACGTGGAGGGCGCTGTAAAAGACGACTCTTACTTTGCGATCATTTACACGCTCGATGAGGGAGATGATCCGTTTGATGAAACGGTCTGGCAGAAAGCGAATCCTGGCCTGGGCATCTGTAAACGCTGGGATGATCTGCGTCGTCTGGCGAAAAAAGCGAAGGAGCAGGTCTCTGCGCGGGTGAATTTTTTTACCAAACACATGAATGTGTGGGTCACTGCCGAATCTGCCTGGATGGATATGATTAAGTGGGAGAAGTGCGAATACATTGCTCCACAACATGAGCTGAAAACATATCCCATGTGGGTCGGCGTCGACCTTGCTCATAAGATTGATATCTGTGCGGCGGCAAAACTCTGGCGAACCGATAACGGACATGTTCATGCTGATTTTAAATTCTGGCTTCCGGAAGGACGGCTGGAACGATGCTCGCGGCAGCAGGCAGAACTTTACCGGAAGTGGGCGGAGATGGATAAGCTCATCCTGACGGATGGTGATGTTATCGATCATGCTCAGATAAAAAGTGACTTACTGGAATGGATTGGCGGTGAAAACCTCAGGGAACTGGGATTTGACCCGTGGAGCGCAATGCAGTTCAGTCTGGCACTGGCTGAAGAAGGGATACCGCTGGTGGAGGTTCCGCAGACGGTCCGCAATCTGTCAGAGGCCATGAAGGAAACGGAATCACTGGTTTATGCCGGGCGTTTCCATCACAGCAATCATCCGGTCATGAACTGGATGATGTCTAACGTTACTGTAAAACCGGACAAAAACGACAACATCTTCCCGAATAAATCCACGCCGGAAGCCAAAATCGACGGCCCTGTTGCGCTTTTTACAGCCATGAGCCGCTTTCTGGTAAATGGCGGGGGCGTGAATGACTTTCTGTCCACGCTTGATCCTGATGAGGACCTGTTAATTCTGTGAAACAGCTTATTACTGATATGACCGGGCTGATCGGTTTCGGTCTGCTCACTGCTGGCGTTTATCTGTATGCAGGTCTGCCAGCGTCTCTGATGCTGTCTGGCTGTTTGTTGCTGCTTTATGCACTGGTGGTGTCCATGAGGAGAAAACATGCTTCTTGATGCTCTGTTTCGCAGTGAGCCTCTGGAAAATCCCTCGGTTCCGGTAACCGGAGAGGCCGCTGAGACGGATAATATTTTTGCCCGGGATGTGTATGTCAGTCCGGAAACGTCCATGAGGCTGGCTGCTGTCTATGCCTGTATTTATGTTATTTCATCCAGTGTGGCTCAGATGCCCCTGCATGTGATGCGAAAAACGAATGAGCATGTTCAGCCGGCACGCGATCACCCGTTGTTCTGGCTCGTTCATGATGAACCGAATGCCTGGCAGACCAGCTATAAGTGGCGGGAACTGAAGCAGCGTCATGTGCTGGGGTGGGGCAATGGTTATACGTGGGTGAAACGTAATCGTCGTGGCGAGGTTACCAGTCTTGAATGCTGTATGCCATGGGAAACCACGTTACTTAACACTGGAGGGCGTCATACCTACGGTGTGTATAACGAAGAGGGTGCATTTGCGGTAAGTCCGGACGACATGATCCATATCAGGGCGCTGGGAAACAATCAGAAAATGGGACTGAGTCCGATCATGCAGCATGCTGAAACCATTGGTATGGGAATGAGTGGTCAGCAGTATACCAGTGCTTTTTTTAACGGTAATGCCCGTCCTGCCGGGATTATTTCTGTGAAAAATGAACTGAACGAACAGAGTTGGAGCAGGCTCAAGAATATGTGGCAGCGGGCGGTGACAGCGCTTCGCAGTCAGGAAAATAAAACCATGCTGCTGCCTGCGCAACTGGATTACCGTGCCCTGACAGTTTCTCCGGTGGATGCTCAGATCATTGATATGACCAAGCTGAACCGGTCGATGATTGCCGGAATTTTTAATGTCCCGGCGCACATGATTAATGACCTGGAAAAAGCCACATTTTCGAATATTACACAGCAGGCGATTCAGTTTGTTCGCTACACGATGATGCCCTGGGTTGCGAACTGGGAGCAGGAGCTTAACCGTCGCCTGTTTACCCGCACAGAACGGGCTGCCGGGTATTACGTTCGTTTCAACCTTACAGGATTGCTCCGCGGGACTCCACAGGAGCGTGCGCAGTTTTATCACTTTGCCATTACAGATGGCTGGATGAGCCGGAATGAAGCGAGGGCATTTGAGGACATGAACCCGGTTGATGGTCTGGATGAAATGCTGGTCAGCGTAAATGCAGCAAATCCGTTGAATGATTTTAAAGATACGAAAGGCAAAGAGGAAAAGAACGATGAATGACCGTGAAACGCGCTGTTACAGCGGGGAAGTGCGGGCAGAACAATATGATAATGCCCCGACTCATATTTTGGGGTATGGCTCGGTATTTAACAGTCGTTCAGAACCTCTGTGGGGATTTCGTGAAATCATCAAGCCGGGGGCTTTTGACGACGTGCTGAATGATGATGTACGTGGATTGTTTAATCATGATCCTAATTTCATTCTCGGACGAAGTTCTGCCGGCACGTTGTCATTATCAGTGGATGAACGTGGTTTGCGTTACGACATTGTTGCACCGGATACGCCGACGATTTGTGACCTGGTGCTGTCACCAATGTTGCGTGGTGACATTAATCAGTCCTCGTTCGCGTTTCGCGTCGCTCGTGATGGAGAGAGCTGGTATGAAGACGACGAGGGGATTGTTATCCGGGAAATCACGCGCATTTCTCGTCTGTATGACGTCAGCCCGGTGACATATCCGGCCTATCAGGACGCAGACTCTGGTGTCCGCTCAATGAAAGCCTGGCAGGAAGCGCGGGCGAGTGGTGCGCTGAAGAAAGCTGTTAACGAACGAATGGCGCGTGAGCGTCTTTTGACCCTTCTTAATGCATAAGGATACTACTGACGATGAAACTTCATGAGATGAAGCAAAAACGAAACACCATTGCAAAGGATATGCGTGCACTGCATGAAAAAATTGGTGATAACGCATGGACTGATGAGCAACGGGCAGAGTGGAACAGGGCGAAAGCTGAGCTGGATGCGCTGGATGAGCAAATCGCCCGTGAAGAAGAGTTGCGCCGTCAGGATCAGGCATATGTGGATGAGTCCGGGCCGGAAGAGCGCCAGAATAATGAGGCGGAGAACGGGAAAAAGGCGGTGGAAGAGAAGCGCGCTGCGGCATTTAACCGTTTTCTGCGTGCCGGATTTGCAGAACTGAATGCTGAAGAGCGTAATCTGATGCGTGAACTGCGGGCTCAGAGTGTAACAACGGATTCTCAGGGCGGATATACGGTGCCCACGCAGATGCGTAACAAAATCATTGACACCATGAAGGCTTATGGCGGGATTGCCAGTGTTGCGCAACTTCTGACCACATCAACCGGGCAGGATATCACCTGGTCAACGTCTGATGGCACGACTGAAGAGGGCGAACTGCTGGCGGAAAATACAGCCGCAACGGAACAGGATGTGACGTTCGGGACCGCTATTCTGGGGGCTAAAAAGCTGTCATCAAAAATAATTCGTGTGTCCAATGAGCTGCTCCAGGACAGTGGGGTGGATATTGAATCTTATCTGGCAAACCGTATTGCCCAGCGTATTGGTCGTGGAGAGGCGAAATATCTGGTTCAGGGGACCGGAACGGGATCACCGTTACAGCCAAAAGGGCTGGCAGCGTCGGTGACGGGAATCATCCAGACTGCAGCCTCTGCCGCTTTCACCTGGAAAGAAATGAATGCCCTGAAACATGCCATTGATCCGGCATATCGTGGTGGGCCGAAATACCGCTGGGCATTCAATGATGCCACATTGCAGACTATTGAAGAGATGGAGGATGGACAGAAACGCCCGTTATGGCTGCCGGATATTGCAGGCGGTACGCCGGCTACTGTGCTGGGGATCCCTTATGTTATTGATCAGGCTATTGACGGGATTGGTACCGGAAAAAAATTCATTTTCCTGGGGGATTTCAACCGCTTTATCATTCGCCGCGTTACTTATATGGAACTGAAACGTCTGGTTGAGCGTTATGCTGAGTTTGATCAGGTGGCATTTCTGGCTTTCCATCGTTTTGACTGTGTGCTGGAAGATGTGGCAGCCATCAAGGCGCTCACTGGCAAATAACCACTCGTTGTTCAGTTACAGACCGCGCCGACGCGGTTTTTTTATGCCCGCACAGTGTTGCGGGCAGGAGTTTCTGATGGCAGCAATAGTGGAAAAACTCAGGGCGCAGTGCCGTATTGATACAGATGATGCAACTGATGATGAGTTACTGATGCTGTATTTCCGGGCTGCCTGCCGCAAGGCAGAAAATTTTATCAACCGTAAGCTTTATGAGGAGACGGTGCCGGAAGGTGATCCTGAAGGGGTGCTTATAGCTGATGATGTTTTGCTGGCGCTCATGTTGCTGGTCGGGCACTGGTACGAAAACCGGGAAAATTCCTCAGATGTCAGCAAGGCACCAGTCCCGTTTGGTTTTTCTTCTCTGCTGGAGCCTTATCGTTTTATTCCTTTGTAGGAGGAGACATGCAGGCGGGCAGATTACGTGATCGCGTAATTATTCTGAATGTCACCACCGCCCGCTCTCCGTCAGGGCATCCGGTGGAGACGGTGACGGAGGGAGCTACCGTATGGGCAGAAGTTAAGGGTATCAGCGGGAGGGAGATAATCTCAGGCGGAGCAGAAACCGCTCAGGCTACGGTCAGAGTCTGGATGAGATTCCGGCGCGATGTGACAGCGACTTCACGTCTGAAAGTGCTGACCGGTGCATTTAAAGGGGCCATTCTGGGTATAGAAGGTCCACCAATACCGGATGCACGCGCTACCCGGCTTGAAATACTCTGCAGCCTGAAGGGGAATGTGTGATGGATTTCAGTCTTGATTTTTCCGGCCTGGCGGATATTGCACGGGATTTGGAGACGCTCAGCAGGGCAGAAAACAATAAGGTTCTGCGCGATGCCACCCGTGCCGGTGCTGAAGTTATGCGGGATGCAGTTGTTGAACGTGCGCCGGAGCGAACCGGGAAACTGAAGAAAAATGTGGTTGTTCTCACTCAGCGTTCAAAGCGTCGGGGGGAAATTATCTCGGGTGTCCACATTCGCGGACGGAACCTGCGAACCGGAAACAGTGATAACAGCATGAAAGCCAGCGATCCCCGAAATGCATTTTACTGGCGCTTTGTGGAGCTGGGAACGATAAACATGCCCGCGCATCCATTCATTCGCCCGGCTTTCGATACGACAGAGGAACTGGCAGCACGGATTGCCATACAGCGAATGAATCAGGCTATTGATGAGGTCTTAAGTAAATGAGAGAGGCCACACTGTATTCCCTGTTGTCTCAGCTGGCCGGAGGACAGGTTTATCCTTATGTGGTCCCACTGACGGAGGGAAAGCCTGCGGTATCTCCGCCGTGGCTGGTGTTTTCTGTGGTGTCTGACACGGCATCTGATGTGCTTGATGGGCAGGCTGAATCCAGAATTACCGTGCAGATCGATGTCTGGGCGACAGTACCTGATGACGCAGATAATATTCGTGAGCAGGCGCTTGATGCGGTAAGAAAACTGGCACCCTCCGTTATTTCTAAAACGCAGGGTTATGATCCTGACTCCCGTCTGAGCAGAGCCACGCTTGAATTCCAAGTAATAGCCTGAGGTCATTAATGATTTTACCCACCCGCCGCTGGCGGGTTTTTTTATTTTCAGGAGACGAGTATGTCCTCTAATTTTGAGCGTTCGCAACTGACGAAAATTATGATTTCGTCTGCACCGGTAACAGCAGAAACCCTGGATTCTGCCAGCTATCTTGGCCTGAGCTGTACAATCAAAGAGGTGCAGTTTACCGCAGGACAAAAGCAGGATATTGATGTCACCACGCTGTGTTCTGTTGAGCAGGAAAATATTAACGGCCTTGGGGCTGCTTCAGAGATTTCCATGTCAGGCAACTTTTATCTGAATGCTGCCCAGAACGCGTTGCGCAGTGCCTATGACAATGACACCACGTATGGCTTTAAAGTTATTTTTCCGTCAGGCAACGGATTTACCTTTATGGCAGAGGTGCGTCAGCATACCTGGTCTGCAGGAACCAATGGTGTTGTGGCTGCAACGTTTTCCTTGCGCCTGAAAGGTAAACCTGTGCTGACGACAGAGCCGCTGAAAGTGAAGGCCGATTTAAAAAGCACGCTGCGGGTTGCTTCCGGAGCGAAACTTGAAATGGCGGTTGAGGCTGCGGGTGGTGTGCCGCCTTATTCTTATGTCTGGAAGAAAGGTGGTTCTCCTGTTTCCGGACAGACGGCGGCAACGTTCAGTAAGGCATCGGCAGTATCCGGTGATGCGGGTGCATATACCTGCGAGATTTCTGATTCAGCAAGCCCGGTTAACAAAGTGACCTCCACTTCCTGCACTGTAACCGTCAGTTAATGAGGATGGATGTGATGACTAAAAATATCCGTAATCTGGCACTGGCAACGATGTCGGGGTTTCGCCATAAAACCGTTGATGTGCCTGAATGGGAGGGAGCAACGGTTGTGTTACGGGAACCTTCTGCAGAAGCCTGGTTGCGCTGGCAGGAGATCGTTAAAGCAAAAGATGATGAGACACCGTTATCCGTTGCGGAGCGCGCCCGCCGAAATCTGGAGGCAGATGTTGAACTGTTCATTGATGTTCTGTGTGATACCGGACTGCAACCCGTATTTTCAGAGGATGATCGTGAACAGGTGATTGCCGTGTATGGCCCGGTGCATGCGCGGCTTCTTCGGCAGTCTCTGGAACTGATCAGTGATGCCGGCGAGGTTAAAAAAAAGTAGCGCTTCCGGGGATGCGTTTTCTGATGATGCTGGCGCTCAGGATGGGGCGCACATTGTCAGAGTTACGCCGGGAAATGTCCGCATCAGAAATCATGATGTGGGCAGAATTTGACAGGTTCAGCCCGCTGGGGGACGAACGGGCTGATATCCGGGCTGCCCAGATTGTTTCAGCTGTTTACGGTGCGCAGGGGGTCAAAGTGCCACTGAATGATGCGCTTCTTCAGTGGGAGAAGGAGCAGACAGAAGGCGTATCAGATCCATTTGCCGGACTGGAAAACGCGCTTTTAATAGTGTCTCAGTGAGTCAACATAACCGCTTCGGCGGTTTTTTTTCGTCCGGAGAATGAGTGTGGCGACATTACGTGAACTGATTATTAAAATCTCGGCAAATTCCCGGTCATTCCAGTCAGAGATCTCCCGGGCTTCGCGTATGGGGCAGGATTACTACCGTACCATGCAGAACGGAGGCCGGCAGTCCGCTGCTGCATCCCGTGAAATGCGGCGTGCACTGGCAGAAGTGACGGATCAGATAAATACAGCTAAATCTTCGGCACTGAATATGGCGGGGGCATTTGCCGGGGCTTTTGCTACCGGTCATCTTATTTCTTTCGCCGATGAGTGGAATTCAGTAAATGCCCGTCTGAAGCAGGCCTCACAGTCCAGTGATGATTTTCAGGCATCACAGCGTGAATTAATGGCGATCAGCCAGAGAACGGGGACGGCGTTTTCTGATAACGCCAGCCTTTTTGCCCGTTCTGCAGCTTCCATGCGGGAGTATGGTTACAGTTCTGAGGAGGTACTGAAAGTCACCGAGGCGATCTCCACGGGCCTGAAATTATCCGGTGCCAGTACAGCAGAAGCCAGTTCGGTGATCACGCAGTTCAGTCAGGCACTGGCGCAGGGAGTGCTGCGCGGTGAAGAGTTTAACTCGGTGAATGAGAACGGCGATCGTGTTATTCGTGCGCTGGCTGCGGGAATGGGGGTTGCCCGTAAGGATCTGAAGGCCATGGCGGATAACGGAAAGTTGACCGCCGATAAGGTTGTTCCTGCACTGATTAGTCAGCTTGGGGCATTACGTGATGAATATGCGGCAATGCCTGATACGGTTTCATCCTCTGCAACCAAAGTTGAAAACGCCTTTATGGCCTGGGTTGGTGGTGCGAACGAGGCAAGCGGAGTGACGAAGACGCTCTCCGGTGTGCTGAATGGTATTGCAGGCAATATTGACACTGTGGCAACCGCTGCCGGTGCTCTGGTTGCCGTCGGGGTAGCCCGATATTTTGGCAATATGGCGTCTTCTGCTGGATCTGCAACTGCCGGATTAATTACTGCAGCCAGAAACGAAGTGGCTCTTGCGGAAGCGCAGCTCCGGGGGACACAGATAGCAACAGCCAGGGCGCGTGCGGCGGTTTATCGTGCGCAACAGGCGGTTGTTGCTGCTCGCGGTACCGAAAGGCAGGCAGCCGCAGAAGCGAAACTGGCTGCTGCCCAGGCATCACTTACCCGTAATATTGCGGCCAGAACAGCAGCACAGACAACGCTGAATACTGTCACGTCAGTGGGAAGTCGTCTGTTAAGTGGAGCACTGGGACTGGTTGGTGGGGTGCCGGGGCTTGTCATGCTGGGGGCCGCGGCCTGGTACACGATGTATCAGAATCAGGAGCAGGCCAGAGAATCTGCACGCCAGTATGCCGCAACAATCGACGAAATTCGCCAGAAAACGTCGGCAATGTCGCTTCCTGAAGCGTCAGATAATGAGGAAAAGACGCGGCAGGCACTTGATGAGCAAAACAGGTTAATTGACGAGCAGAAAAGTAAGATTAAATCCTTACAGGAAAAAATTGCTGGCTATCAGTATGTGCTGGCAAACCCGGGCTGGACAACCGATAACGGTTTTATGATTAACCACATGACGTCGGTAAAAACAGTCACAGAAGGGCTTGCAGAAGCAACAAATCAACTGGCAGTTGAACAGTCCCGTCTCACACAAATGCAGGGCAAAGCGCAATCCATTCAGGATGTGCTTGCCGGGCTGGAGGAGCGGCGGGTTGCGTTGATCCGTCAACAGGCGGCGGAACAAAACAAAGCGTATCAGTCCCTGTTGATCATGAATGGGCAGCATACCGAGTTTAATCGCCTTCTTGGGCTTGGTAATGAATTACTTCAGCAGCGACAGGGGCTGGTGAATGTACCGTTACGGCTACCACAGGCAACCCTGGATGATAAACAGCAGACCGCACTGAATAACAGCAAGCGCGAACTGGCTCTGTCCCGCCTTAAGGGGGAAGCGCGTGAGCGTGCCCGACTGGGCTATGCTGCGGATGATCTCGGCTTTGTGGGAGAGGCGTATCAGACAGCCAGACAGAATTATATCAATAACTCACTGGATGCCTGGCGAAATAACCAGGCAAATAAACCCAAAGCGCATAAAAAGACCGAAGCGGAAAAAACAGAAGATATTTATAAACGGCTGATTAAACAGCAAAAAGAACAGATAGCACTGGCAGGGCAGAATACTGAACTGGCTAAGATGAAATATCAGGTCAGTCAGGGCGAATTATCAACCCTGTCAGAAGCGCAGAAAAAAACGCTTTTGCAGAATGCAGCACTCATCGACCAGAAAAAGATTCGTGAGCAGCTTGCTGCGTATGAAAGCAGCCTGGCGGACAGTAATGCCAGTACCCGGGCGTCTAACGACGCGCAGTTACTGGGATATGGTGAAGGCTCACGGATGCGTGAACGACTCCAGGAAATGTGGAGTATCCGGCATGAGTTTGAGCAGAAAAATAACGAGCTGCTGAGACAGTATCAGGCCGGAGAAATTGAAGAAGCCCTGTGGAAACAGGAGAAAGAACTGAATAAAAAATATCTGGAAGAGCGTCTCAGCGATCAGCAGGATTATTATGCAAAGGCCGATGCTTTACGTAATAACTGGAATGCAGGACTCCAGGAGGGGCTGACCAACTGGGCAGACAGTGCCACCGATTATGCTTCGCAGGCGGCAGATGCTGTCGTTTCCACTATGGACGGGCTGGTATCAAATATTTCCGATGCGCTGGCCGGAAATGTTGTGGACTGGAGAAACTGGGGGAGTTCAATTCTCCAGGAAGTTTCAAAAATTCTGATGAATGCGGCCATTGTTAACGGACTGAAGTCACTCTCCGGTGCCGGAGGGTGGCTTGGTACGGTCGGCGGATGGATTTCGGGGGCGGTGGCAAACGCAAAAGGTGGTGTTTACACATCGGCAAATCTGAGTGCTTACAGTAACACTATTGTGGATACACCGACGTATTTTGCTTTTGCGAAAGGTGCCGGGCTGATGGGCGAGGCCGGGCCTGAAGCTATCATGCCACTGACACGGGCAGCGGACGGCTCTCTTGGGGTCAGAGCCATTGGCAATGTGAATAGTGGCGGGGGGGTTGTTTATTCTCCCGTGTATCACATCAGCATTCAGAATCAAGGGAGCAATGGCGAGATAGATGCGCGCTCAGCCAGGGGACTGGTGGATCTGATCGACAGCAGGGTTGTGTCAATTATGCAGTCATCGCGTCGGGATGGAGGATTGTACAGTGCCTGAGCCTGAAGTTTTTAACTGGATCCCCCGTGAGGGGATGGAGACGACACGAAAGCCATCAGTTATTACGGTAAAGTTTGGTGACGGATATGAACAGAGACGGGCTGGTGGTCTGAATGCGGATCTGAAAACGTTTAAACCGGTATTTCGTGTCACAGATGAATATTCCCGTGCCGCGCTGGACAGTTTTTTATCCCGTCATGCCGGGATTCGTGCTTTTTTGTGGCGTCCGCCAAAACACAACAGGACTGTCCGGGTTGTCTGCAGGGAGTGGAGCATTTCGGATAATGCCATGTATACCGATTTTAACTGTACCTTTGAAGAGGTCACTCACTGATGCAGGATATACAGCAGGAAACACTCAATGAGTGCACTAAAACGGAGCAATCCGCGCTGGTCGTGCTCTGGGAAATTGATCTGACAGAGGTCGGCGGAGATCGTTATTTCTTCTGTAATGAGCAGAACGAAAAAGGTGAACCAGTCACCTGGCAGGGGCGGCAGTATCAGGCTTATCCCATTCAGGGAAGCGGATTTGAGATGAACGGCAAAGGAGCCAGTGCTAGGCCAACGCTTAAAGTCTCTAATCTGTACGGCATGGTCACCGGGATGGCGGAAGATCTGCAGAGTCTGGTCGGCGGAACGGTGGTCCGGCGTAAGGTTTACGCCCGTTTTCTGGATGCGGTGAACTTCGTCAACGGAAACAGTGACGCCGATCCGGAGCAGGAGGTGATCAGCCGCTGGCGCATCGAGCAGTGCAGCGAACTGAGCGCGGTCAGTGCCTCCTTTGTACTGTCCACGCCGACGGAAACGGACGGCGCTGTTTTTCCGGGACGTATCATGCTGGCCAACACCTGCACCTGGACCTATCGCGGCGATGAGTGCGGTTATAGCGGTCCGGCGGTCGCGGATGAATATGATCAGCCGACGTCCGATATCACGAAGGATAAATGCAGCAAATGCCTGAGTGGCTGTAAGTTCCGCAATAACGTCGGCAACTTTGGCGGCTTCCTTTCCATTAACAAACTTTCGCAGTAAATCCCGGTTTATGACACAGACTGAATCAGCGATTCTGGCGCATGCCCGGCGGTGTGCGCCTGCGGAGTCGTGCGGCTTCGTGATAAGCACGCCGGAGGGGGAGCGGTATATCCCTTGTGTGAATATTTCCGCAGAGCCGGAGGCGTATTTTCGTATCGCACCGGAGGACTGGCTGCGGGCAGAGATGCAGGGTGAGATTGTGGCGCTGGTCCACAGCCACCCCGGTGGTCTGCCCTGGCTGAGTGAGGCTGACCGGCGGCTGCAGGTGCAGAGTAATTTGCCGTGGTGGCTGGTTTGCCGGGGGGCGATTCACAAGTTCCGCTGTGTGCCACATCTTTCCGGGCGGCGCTTTGAGCACGGGGTGACGGACTGTTACACGCTGTTCCGGGATGCTTACCATCTGGCGGGGATTGAGATGCCGGATTTTCATCGCGAGGATGACTGGTGGCGTCACGGTCAGAATCTCTATCTGGATAATCTGGAGGCCACAGGGCTGTATCAGGTGCCGTTGTCAGCGGCACAGCCGGGCGATGTGCTGCTGTGCTGTTTTGGTTCATCGGTGCCGAATCATGCCGCCATTTACTGTGGTGACAGCGAGCTGCTGCACCATATTCCTGAACAACTGAGCAAACGAGAGAGGTACACCGACAAATGGCAGCGACGCACACACTCCCTCTGGCGTCACCGGGCATGGCACGCATCTGCCTTTACGGGGATTTACAACGATTTGGCCGCCGCATCGACCTTCGAGTGAAAACGGGGTCCGAAGCCATCCGGGCGCTGGCCATGCAGATCCCGGCGTTTCGTCAGAAACTGAGCGACGGCTGGTATCAGGTGCGTATTGCCGGACAGGATGTCAGCACGTCCGGATTAACGGCGCAGTTACATGAGGCTCTGCCTGACGGCGCTGTGATTCATATTGTTCCCAGAGTCGCCGGGGCCAAGTCAGGTGGTGTATTCCAGATTGTCCTGGGAGCAGCCGCCATTGCCGGATCATTCTTTACCGCCGGAGCCACCCTTGCAGCATGGGGGGCTGCCATTGGTGCCGGTGGTATGACCGGCATTCTGTTTTCTCTCGGTGCCAGTATGGTGCTCGGCGGTGTGGCTCAGATGCTGGCACCGAAAGCCAGGACGCCCACGGCAGCCAGTACAGATAACGGCAAACAGAACACGTATTTCTCGTCACTGGATAACATGGTTGCCCAGGGTAATGTTCTGCCTGTTCTGTACGGGGAAATGCGCGTGGGGTCACGTGTGGTTTCTCAGGAGATCAGCACGGCAGACGAAGGGGATGGTGGTCAGGTTGTGGTGATTGGTCGCTGATGCAAAATGTTTTATGTGAAACCGCCTGCGGGCGGTTTTGTCGTTTCTGGAGCGTGAGGAATGGGTAAAGGCAGCAGTAAGGGGCATACCCCGCGCGAAGCGAAGGACAACCTGAAATCATCCCAGATACTGAGCGTGATAGACGCCATCAGTGAAGGGCCGGTTGAAGGTCCGGTGGACGGATTAAAAAGTGTGCTGCTGAACAGTACGCCAGTGCTGGACAGTGAGGGGAATACCAATATCTCCGGTGTCACGGTGGTGTTCCGGGCAGGTGAGCAGGAGCAGTCACCGCCGGAGGGATTTGAATCCTCCGGCTCCGAGACGGTGCTGGGTACGGAAGTGAAATATGACACGCCGATCACCCGGACCATCACGTCGGCAAACATTGACCGTCTGCGCTTTACCTTCGGTGTGCAGGCACTGGTGGAAACCACCTCAAAGGGTGACCGGAATCCGTCGGAAGTCCGCCTGCTGGTTCAGATACAGCGTAACGGTGGCTGGGTGACGGAAAAAGACATCACCATTAAGGGTAAAACCACTTCACAGTATCTGGCCTCGGTGGTGGTGGATAACCTGCCGCCGCGCCCGTTTAATATCCGGATGCGCAGGATGACGCCGGACAGCACCACAGACCAGCTGCAGAACAAAACGCTCTGGTCGTCATACACCGAAATTATCGATGTGAAACAGTGCTACCCGAACACGGCACTGGTCGGCGTGCAGGTGGACTCGGAGCAGTTCGGCAGCCAGCAGGTGAGCCGTAATTATCATCTGCGCGGGCGCATTCTGCAGGTGCCGTCGAACTATAACCCGCAGACGCGGCAATACAGCGGTATCTGGGACGGAACGTTTAAGCCAGCATACAGCAACAACATGGCCTGGTGTCTGTGGGATATGCTGACCCATCCGCGCTACGGCATGGGGAAACGTCTTGGTGCGGCGGATGTGGATAAATGGGCGCTGTATGTCATCGGCCAGTACTGCGACCAGTCAGTGCCGGACGGCTTTGGCGGCACGGAGCCGCGCATCACCTGTAATGCCTGGCTGACCACACAGCGTAAGGCGTGGGATGTTCTCAGCGATTTCTGCTCGGCGATGCGCTGTATGCCGGTATGGAACGGGCAGACGCTGACGTTCGTGCAGGACCGACCGTCGGATAAGGTGTGGACCTATAACCGCAGTAATGTGGTGATGCCGGATGATGGCGCGCCGTTCCGCTACAGCTTCAGCGCCCTGAAGGACCGCCATAATGCCGTTGAGGTGAACTGGATTGACCCGGATAACGGCTGGGAGACGACGACAGAGCTTGTGGAGGACACGCAGGCCATTGCCCGTTACGGTCGTAACGTCACGAAGATGGATGCCTTTGGCTGTACCAGTCGGGGGCAGGCACACCGCGCCGGGCTGTGGCTGATTAAAACAGAACTGCTGGAAACGCAGACCGTGGATTTCAGCGTCGGCGCAGAAGGGCTTCGCCATGTGCCGGGCGATGTCATTGAAATCTGTGATGATGACTATGCCGGTATCAGCACCGGTGGTCGCGTGCTGGCGGTGAACAGCCAGACCCGGACGCTGACGCTCGACCGTGAAATCATGCTGTCATCCTCCGGCACCACGCTGATAAGCCTGGTTGACGGAAGTGGGAATCCGGTCAGCGTGGAGGTCCAGTCCGTCACCGACGGCGTGAAGGTGAAAGTGAGCCGTATTCCTGACGGCGTTGCCGAATACAGCGTGTGGGGGCTGAAGCTGCCGACGCTGCGCCAGCGCCTGTTCCGCTGTGTGAGTATCCGGGAGAACGATGACGGTGCGTATGCCATCACCGCCGTGCAGCATGTACCGGAAAAAGAGGCCATCGTGGATAACGGAGCGCACTTTGACGGCGACCAGAGCGGCACGGTGAATGGTGTCACGCCGCCAGCGGTGCAGCACCTGACCGCCGAAGTCACCGCAGACAGCGGGGAATATCAGGTGCTGGCGCGCTGGGACACGCCGAAGGTGGTGAAGGGCGTGAGCTTCCTGCTCCGTCTGACCGTAACAGCGGATGACGGCAGTGAGCGGCTGGTCAGCACGGCCCGGACGGCGGAAACCACTTACCGCTTCAGGCAGCTGGCGCTGGGGCGTTACACGCTGACGGTCCGGGCGGTAAATGCCCGGGGACAGCAGGGCGATCCGGCGTCGGTATCGTTCCGGATTAACGCACCTGCAAAACCCGCCACCATTGAGCTGACGCCGGGGTATTTTCAGATAACGGCGGTCCCGCGTCTTGCGGTGTATGACCCGACGGTACAGTTTGAATTCTGGTTCTCAGAAAAACGCATCACGAACACGGCACAGGTGGAAAAATCTGCCCGTTATCTGGGGACCGGCAGTCAGTGGACTGTCCAGGGGAGCCGGATTAAGCCGGGGACGGATTTCTGGTTTTACGTGCGAAGCGTCAACCTGGTGGGAAAATCTGCTTTTGTGGAAGCCAGCGGGCAGCCCAGCAATGATGGTGAAGGGTATCTGGAAATTTTCCGGGGGCTGATAGATGAGACGCTTCTGGGCCAGGCACTGAAAGAGCGCATTGATGCTTCAGCGCTGCGTACGGAGGTCACGCAACTGGAAGAAGACATCCGTCAGCGGATGGACACGGATATCGCAGAAGTGACCCGGAAAATCGGGGAGGCGGAAAACAGCCTCACGCAGCTGGTTGCGAAAAAGAATGAGGACCAGACACTGGCCATCGCGCAGGTGAGCCAGAAAGTGGACCGGGTGAGCAGTGAAATCTCACAGACTGTCAGCCAGGGGCAGTCAGAAAATGCCCGACAGATAGCACAGGTCCGCCAGTACGTGGATAAAAAAGGGAGTGAAATTACCTCGACCACGGATAAAAAACTGGGTGACCAGGCCGTGACCATACAGCAAATCCAGCGGGTTCAGTCAGACACGCGCAATGAGCTGAATGCCATGTATATGCTGAAGGTGCAGAAAACAAAAAACGGTATTCCCTATGTGGCCGGGATTGGTGCGGGGATTGAGGATGTTGATGGTCAGACGCTGAGCAGTATTCTGCTGCAGGCTGACCGTATCGCGATGATTACCCCGGAGAATGGCAACACCACGCCGCTGTTTGTGGCGCAGGGGAATCAGCTGTTCATGAACGACGTGTTCCTGAAGCGACTGTTTGCGGTGAGCATCACGTCATCCGGCAATCCTCCGACGTTTTCCCTGACGCCGGATGGCAGGCTGACAGCCCGCAATGCGGATATCAGTGGAGCCATCACGGCGAATACCGGCACGCTCAATAATGTCACCATTAACGAGAACTGTGTCATCAGAGGGAAACTGTCTGCAAACCAGATTGAAGGCGATCTCGTTAAAACAGTGGGTAAGGCTTTCCCTCGTGACTCCCGTGCACCGAAGCGTTGGCCATCAGGAACCATTACCGTCAGGGTTTATGACGATCAGCCGTTTAACCGGCAGATTGTTATTCCGGCGGTGGCTTTCAGCGGTGCCAGACATGAGCGGGAGAACAGCGATACTTATTCGTCATGCCGCCTGATAGTGAAGAAAAACGGTGCTGAAATTTATAACCGTACCGCGCTGGATAATACGCTGGTTTACAGTGGTGTTATTGATATGCCTGCTGGTCGCGGTCACATGACGCTGGAGTTTTCTGTATCAGCATGGTGGGTAAATGGCTGGTATCCCACAGCAAGTATCAGCGATTTGCTGGTTGTTGTGATGAAGAAAGCCACTGCAGGCATCACGATTAGCTGAATTTTATAACCCCAATACGGGCGCCAGAAATGGCGCCTTTTTTATTGCAGAAAAGCGAGAGGTAATTATGCGTAAAGTTTGTGCAGCCATTTTGTCCGCAGCCATCTGTCTGTCCGTATCCGGTGCGCCTGCATGGGCGTCTGAACATCAGTCCACACTGAGCGCAGGGTATCTTCATGCCCGTACGAACGCTCCCGGCAGCGATAATCTGAACGGGATTAACGTGAAATACCGTTATGAGTTTACGGACACGCTGGGGCTGATTACGTCCTTCAGTTATGCCAATGCTGAAGATGAGAAAAAAACGCACTACAGCGATACCCGCTGGCATGAGGATTCTGTGCGTAACCGCTGGTTCAGCGTGATGGCGGGGCCATCTGTGCGCGTGAATGAATGGTTCAGCGCGTATGCGATCGCGGGTGTGACTTACAGCCGTGTGTCGACTTTTTCCGGGGATTATCTTCAGGTGACCGACAACAAGGGGGATACGCACGATGTGCTGACCGGAAGTGATGACGGTCGCCACAGCAACACGTCTCTGGCGTGGGGGGCTGGCGTGCAGTTTAACCCGACCGAATCCGTGGCCATTGATATTGCTTATGAAGGCTCCGGCAGTGGCGACTGGCGCACTGACGGTTTCATCGTGGGTGTCGGTTATAAGTTCTGATTAGCCAGGTAACACAGTGTTATGACAGCCCGCCGGTTCAGGCGGGCTTTTTTGTGGAGTGGATATGGCAGCAGTAAAAATCTCAGGTGTGCTGAAAGATGGTGCGGGAAAACCAATACAGAACTGCACTATTCAACTGAAGGCAAAGCGTAACAGCACCACGGTACTGGTGAACACGGTGGCCTCTGAAAATCCGGATGAAGCCGGGCGTTACAGCATGGATGTTGAGTATGGCCAGTACAGCGTCACCCTGCTGGTTGAAGGTTTTCCACCTTCACATGCCGGGACCATTACCGTCTATGAAGGTTCCAGACCAGGTACGCTGAATGATTTTCTCGGTGCCATGACGGAGGATGATGCCCGTCCGGAGGCACTGCGCCGTTTTGAGCTGATGGTGAATGAAGTGGCACGTCATGCCGGAGCGTCATCACAGAGTGCAGCGGCGGCAAAGAAATCCGAAACGGCAGCAGCCTCATCGAAGAATGCGGCGAAAACCTCAGAAACGAATGCAGCTAACAGCGCACAGGCGGCAGCGGCCTCGCAGACTGCATCGGCAAACTCCGCGACAGCAGCCAAAAAATCAGAAACCAACGCGAAAAATAGCGAGACAGCCACAAAGGCCAGCGAAAAAAACGCAAAATCCAGCCAGACGGCAGCGAAAACCAGTGAGACGAATGCCAAAGACAGTGAAGCCAACGCAAAGGTGAGCGAAACAGCGGCGGCGAACTCGGCGAAAGCATCGGCAGCAAGCCAGACGGCAGCAAAAGCAAGTGAAGATGCTGCCAGAGAATACGCAAACCAGACAGCAGAGCCGTACAGATATGTTTTACAGCCGCTGCCGGATGTGTGGATACCCTTTAATGATTCGCTGGATATGATTACGGGCTATTCTCCGGGTTATAAAAAAGTGAAGATTGGTGATAATGTGGTTCAGGTTGCCAGTGATAAACAGGTTAATTTCAGTCGCGCATCAACGGCAACATATATCAACAAATCTGGCGAACTGAAAACGGCGGAAATTAATGAGCCACGATTTGAGTGTGATGGCCTGCTTATTGAGGGGCAAAGAACGAACTTCTTCCCGAACAGTACAGACCCTTCGAAGTGGAATAAGTCAACTTCACTGGACGTTACAGAAACAGGCACAGATAGTTTCGGGTTTAATTATGGCCGGTTTGTCGTACAGGATTCGATTGTTGGTACAAGTAAAGCGCATACCATTATCGGACTGTATTCGAGTACCGGAGGGGTTGATACTTCAGGGGACGAAAAGTATGTAACTATATCCTGTCGGGTAAAAAGTGAAGTTGATAATATCGCCGTTCGTATTTTATTTGAACATTATGATGGGGAGGTAAGGACATCAATAGGAGCAGCAAGCCTGAACCTTACCACCCGCATAATTAGCAAGACAGGTCAGACAAGCCGTGTTACAGCAAGGTCTGTTAAGGATGATGCAACTGGCTGGATATTTTTTGAGGCTACATTAAAAGCAGATACAACAGAAAATACGGTTGGCGGTTTTGTCCAGTATTCTCCGGATACAGGGCAGATGGTTGCATCAGGGGATTATCTCGATGTAACCACTCCACAGATTGAGGCTGGTACAGGCGCATCATCTTTTATTGTTACGGGGACGGCACCGGTAACGCGGGCAAGCGATATGGTTACAGTTCCGATTAAGAATAATCTTTATAATCTTCCTTTTACGGTTCTTTGTGAGGTACATAAGAACTGGTATAAAACGCCAAATGCAGCGCCGCGTGTTTTTGACACATACCGGCATCAGGCAGATGCGGGGATCGTAATGGGGTTTGGTTCATCAGGTGGGTACGACGGTTTTCCGTATTGTGATATTGGTGGTTCAAACCGACGAATAAATGAAAATGCCGGGCTGAAAAAAATGCTTATTGGTATGCGGGTAAAGTCCGAACGGTCCACATGTGTAGTCAGTAACGGTAAGTTAAGCAGCGAAACTAAAACCAAATGGGAATATATCCGGAGTACAGCAACCATTCGCATTGGTGGACAAACTACAGCAGGATTACGCCATTTATTTGGGCATGTGAGGAATTTTCGTCTCTGGCATAAAGAGCTAACAGATGCGCAGCTTGGGGAGGTTGTGGAGTGAGAGATTTCACGTTGCGTTTCAGTGATAAAGCAGATTTCAGGGCATTTCTCAGGAAACTTAACTGGGAAGAGGACGAAGAGCTGCAGAATGCCGTTCTGGTTGATGAGATTGGTTTTACGTTCAGGGAGACAGATGTTTCTGATGACGGAGAACCAGAATACACGCGAAACGAAGGGTACTTTGTTAATATCCGTCTTCTTGACGATGGATTTGATGATTCCGTGTTCCGTGAGTGGGTGGTTACACCAGAGCGCCCGCTCAGGGAGTGGTTTTAAGGATAGCAGATGGATATCACGTCGATACTTCATGCGCTTTGTGCCGTAGCGGTGCAGGTACTGGCTGGTCTTTTTACCGGAAACTGGGCTTACGGGGCGATAGCCGGTTGTACGTTCTTCATTGCGCGTGAACACACCCAGGCAGAATATCGCTGGATTGAAATGTTCGGGCATGGCAAGCGTATGAATATGCCGTGGTGGGGTGGTTTTGACCCGCGCGTGTGGGATATGGCAAGTCTGATGGATTTTGCTGTGCCGGTGGTGGCGTGTCTGCTGATCTGGCTGTTGGTTAATCGGTAAAGTCATCATGTCAGGGGAACACAGCAGGAGTTGGTTTTACATAAAAAAGCCCACCAGTGAGGTGGGCAACAGGAATGATTAATTATCTCAAAGAGAAACATCATATTTCTCTTTGCAACTTCTAACATAAAAATGTGGAGAAATAATGGATTTTATATTAATTGGTGATTATGCAACCAACTTCTTATGCAAAACAATATAGTCATTTATATCTGGCTGGTCTTATGCATACACCTAAACAGGTGTATTACGTAAGGAAACAGACAGGCGAGTATCTACCGAACCGTATACGTTATGGTCATGTTGCATAGTGTTTGGGAATATAAAGAATTATATAGGAGTTTGCTGTTTGTAACCTAAAAAACAATAACAAATGTTATAGTGAACTTGTTTGTTGTGCTGCTTTCACATTTTCTCAGTAATCTTACCAGTAATATTTTTGTTGCTTTGTTGTTTCTTTTTTTTTATAAAAAAGAGGTGGTGCAGAGGAGGAAATACAGTGGATAAAAAACTAATTGCATTTTTGTGCACACTTATAATTACTGGTTGCTCGAATGGGATCGGGGATTCACCTTCCCCTCCGGGAAAAAATGTAGAATTGGTTGGAATCCCTGGACAAGGTATTGCAGTGACTTCAAACGGTGCAACTCCAACACTTGGAGCCAACAACACTGAGTTTCCTGAAGTTTCAATAATGAGCACTGGTGGGGCGCTGCTTACTATTTGGGCCAGACCTGTTCGTAACTGGCTTTGGGGGTATACTCCTTTTGATTCAGTAAATTTTGGTGAGAATCGGAACTGGAAGGTTGTGGATGGAAAAGATGCCGGCACAGTGAAATTTGTTAATGTTGCCCAGGGGACTTGCATGGAGGCCTTTAAAAACGGGGTGATACATAATACCTGTGATGATAACTCGTTATCTCAGGAGTTTCAGTTACTGCCTTCTACTAATGGTAATGTGCTTATAAGAAGTAGTGCCTTGCAGACGTGTATAAGAGCAGACTATTTAAGCAGAACTATACTGTCACCGTTTGCTTTTACAATCACCCTTGAGAAATGCCCTGGTGCAAAAGAAGAAACGCAAGAAATGCTATGGGCAATAAGTCCACCTGTCAGAGCGGCAAAACCAAATCTGATTAAGCCAGAGTTAAGACCATTCAGACCATTGCCAATTCCACCTCATGACAAACCTGATGGAATGGAGGGAGTATGAAAAAATTATTATTCCTGTTAATGATTTTGCCGGGTATTTCTTTTGCAGATTTAAGCGATTTTAAAGTTGCAACCTGGAATTTGCAGGGGTCAAATGCACCGACAGAAAATAAATGGAACACACATGTCCGACAACTTGTTACGGGAAGTGGTGCTGTTGATATCCTGATGGTTCAGGAGGCAGGGGCAGTACCAGCTTCTGCAACGTTGACTGAGCGAGAATTTAGCACTCCCGGTATTCCGATGAATGAGTATATCTGGAATACCGGAACCAATAGTCGTCCACAGGAGTTGTTTATATATTTCTCACGTGTTGATGCATTCGCTAACAGAGTAAATCTTGCGATTGTTTCAAACAGAAGAGCTGATGAGGTGATTGTATTACCTCCTCCAACTGTTGTATCACGACCGATCATCGGCATTAGAATTGGTAATGATGTTTTCTTCTCAACCCATGCATTGGCGAATCGAGGCGTGGATTCAGGAGCAATTGTAAATAGTGTTTTTGAGTTCTTCAACAGACAAACGGATCCTATAAGACAGGCCGCTAACTGGATGATTGCAGGAGATTTTAACCGTTCACCGGCTACACTATTTTCAACTCTTGAACCAGGGATTCGTAATCATGTAAATATTATTGCTCCACCAGATCCAACGCAAGCCAGTGGTGGTGTTCTTGATTATGCGGTAGTTGGAAATTCAGTGAGCTTTGTACTTCCTCTGTTGAGGGCCTCGTTGTTATTCGGATTATTAAGAGGGCAAATTGCCTCTGATCACTTTCCAGTTGGCTTTATTCCTGGAAGAGGAGCAAGAAGATGAAAACAGTTATAGTACTTTTTGTTTTACTGCTGACAGGTTGTGCTGCTGAACCTGCAAATCAGCGTAATCTTCTTACTCAGTTTGTCGGCAACAATGCCCCTGTAGACCCTGAACCCAGTCCAGTATTGGTTAATATCAGAAACGTTCTTACAGGGGGGATAATCCGAAATCCTGTTGGCAGTGACTTTAATGTAAATAATTGGGTTATATCTGAAGTAAAGACTAATGATTTGGATTTGATATCGGCACCGGGAGGGCATGTTCAGATTAAAAATCCTGATGGCAATGAATGCTTTGCTATTCTAAACGGGCAATTGGCAGTGGCTAAGCAGTGCTCTGAAAGTGACCGTAACGCATTGTTTACATTTATAACCAGTGATACTGGGGCTGTGCAAATCAAGTCAATAGGAAGCGGTCAATGCCTAGGGAATGGAGAGAGCATTACAGATTTCAGATTAAAAAAATGTGTTGATGATCTTGGGCGTCCTTTTGATACGGTGCCGCCGGGGTTACTCTGGATGCTGAATCCACCATTATCTCCGGCAATAATGTCTCCATTAACGAGCTGATCTGGAAAACGCGGCACGTTGTATGCAACTTGCCGCGGTTGGCTGGTAAACTTTTCGATAGTGCGAGTATTGAATGATTTCCAGCCGTTACCGATTTTATATAACTGCAGTGGAATTATTCAACACACAGGCAAAACGGAATAAGCTGAGAAAAAAGCGTGCTTTCCCAATCAGGGGCAAATCACGTCTGAATGACGCCTGAAAACAGGTGGTGGCCTCAAGAAGGCTTGGAATATTCTTCTTTAATGTTATGTAATTTATTGATTTTTCGTGTACGATTTTAAGGCATTTATTCCAAGAAAAATTTTTAACTCTTTGATTTTTCGACTCTGTATCATCGGTCTCGAAAACCGGAGTAGGGGCAACTCTACCGGGGGTTCAAATCCCCCTCTCTCCGCCAATCATTCAACAAAATCAATCACTTACAAAGCATTTTTGATTTTGTCATGCATAAATCCCTGCATTAAAATTCCTTTCTCTCGCTCAATTTTTCTTACTACTGATGCTGTTTTTTACCATTTTGCCGCGCGTCGGGCATCCACTTTTATGCTCTCGAGTTCACACTCTTAACAACAACTTAGCCATTCCCCCGTCTCTGATGACAAAACAGTTGAACTTCAATTGTTCCAAACGGATCCTGTGAAGATATATCAAAGGAAATGGATTGTTGGAGGATGGATGAAAAGAAGTGAAATCAGGAAAGCACTGGAAGCATGGTTTGATGTTGAACGCTATGAGGCGATAGAGAAACTCACCTTACAGCATTTTTATGTTGAGGTTGAGCGGCGCATCTTGGCTTACAGAATGTTGTTGAGCCGGAACACCATACCTACCTTTAACCGATTAATGCTGGATGATTACCGCAACAAGATCCTCAGCGGTGAAATCTTTTTCAGTGGTGATACCGCTACTCTTGGACATGAGCTTGCCAGAACCTACGCAGTAAATCCTACGACACGAAGCCACGCGCAATTTTATGCGAAAACGCTGGCATTAACCGAAGCCACGCCTGAACTCTCTGGGTTAAGCCAGTCTGAATTTCTGTCCGAGTATCTGAAAGAGACATCCCTTAATAATCTTTCACGTATTACTGTCGATATTCATCTGGAAGAAGCATCAACCGAAGAGATCATTGAACATCTGAAAGTGTTGATCCCCCGATGGAAGAGACAGCTTAAGATGAAGTCTCCAGCGCCAAGAGAGTATCGTTTTGGGAAAAGCACATTCAGAAAAATTATTGAATATCGTCTTATCCCGATGATGGACCTGATCTTCTGGGGAGAAGATAACGGCATTAAAATCCCGCTTTCACTGATTTCCTCGCTGCTTCACGAGGACAGCGACAACGATCGTGATGAAGGAATGCTAAAGGCAACGGACTACCCGTTAGCAATGGCTTTTCTGACGGATGCGAGCTATCGGAAATCGCTTGAAGATTACATGATGGAAAACAATCACTTGAAAGACTCCCCTGTTGAAAAGCATGTAGAAGACGACAGGAATAAGAAAAAATAAGCCAAGTAAAAAGGGTTACGTTCGCTCCGTGCGAACGTGATCGCATCCAGTGTTAACCGTTATCTTTCCATCCGTGCCCCTTCGAATTTTTCAAAAAAAACTTCTTTGAACGTCCCTAAATTACCATAAGCAAAATCGCTATCATTGTTCACGTCGAAACAACATAGAGAAAAGCGAAATCTCATAGAGATTACTTACAATAATAGAGGGCAGACAATGAAAGAAAATATTGAAACCAGCGTAAAACGATTTATCCGCGTTCCTGATGTTTTAAATCGAGTGGGATTTAGTCGCACGACTTTATATGAGCGTATTAAGGAAGGAAACTTTCCTGACAGAGTAAAAATAGGTCCGAGGTGTGTCGCTTTTGTTGAAAGTGAGATTGATGAATGGATTGAAGTGACTATTCGACACTCACGCCAGAACGCTGCATAAAAAAAAGAAACAAGATCTCGTGTCGAACAAATATCTGTTCGCACAGGGCATCTTATTACCCTAAACAATAATGGAGAAAAATATGAAGATAGAACTTATTACGATAAAAGAGTTTATTGAACAAGCCGAATGTTATTTCAGGAACTATATGGACGGATTACGGCGGAATGCACCAGATGATTTTTATTATTTTCTCAACAATAAATACAATATGAATGACATTATGGAAAGTATCATTAAAAAAACGCGATATCATTTTTACGATGACACAGAAGAAGGCAAAAGGAATCGGATTTATGGAGAAGTAAACCACTGTAAGGTAAAGCAACACCTTCGTCAGCTTTGGATTGTCTATAAGTGTGTATACCGCTAATGCTCATACAAATATTTTGCTATTCCAATATTAAACTAAAGAGGAAATAAAAATGAATACATTTAAAAATAAAAACACTGAAATCTTTTATGTTGTGTCCTTGCATATCTATGCGGAGCTTTTTAACTCAAAGGATAAAACGACCAGCAATATGATTATAACGCATGTAATGGATCATGAGTTTGTTTGTAAGCTAATCGATCTGGCGATGAGGAATGCTGAGAAACATCTTCTGAAAAAAGCATGGAAAAAGAACGCTGCTGGAAAACTGTCTGAAGTGGATTTTAAAGGGGTTAAGCAGGCATTAGCCAAAATGCATTATACGGTTCTGGCGGAATCAATATGTTGATATGTTCTGAGGTCTATCGGCCCCTTCTTGGGGCTGATAACAAATATTATTTTTCTATCCAAGGAGCAAAAAATGATTGATGAATTTCATGTGATGTATATGTATAAAAAAATCCAAGTGGAAGCCGCAACTACCGACATCAAAACACTTGAACAGCTTTTGAAAAAATTCAGGAGCGTGGTCAACGAACGTCGTGAAGAATACTATCAGGAGATTGGTGAGAAAAAAGCACATAAGTTGAAAATGAAAAGATTACAAAGAATGCTTGAGAAAATGGCATGTGACCGGGTTTCACCAGAAGATCTAAAGGAATGACTATTTGAGTTATTTTTGACTTACATACATGGAATTGATAATCATTATTGTCTATTGTGGCTTTTTATCGATAGATAGATGAGTAAAGGTGGATCTGGAAGGAACCTTATGGGCTTTGAAGCTAAAAAGAAACACGCTATTGCCATCATGGAAAGCAAGAGGATGTGGCGAAGTAATTATGCCCCTCCTTTGCTACACCTCGCATGGAAAGCTGGACTCAAGATACCACCGCTACCTTTTGCCTCATTCTGGCAAATCACTTTGTTGATGGGTGGATGGTTTGGTCCGGCATGGGGGATCTGTATGTGGTTTTTTACTTGGAAGGATACAGGGATACAACCGGGCACTGCATTTGTCTCAAGCGTCGTCGCAGGTATTTGTTTTGGTGTTCTTATGGCTGCGTATCATTGGTGGCGAAAGGTCGTTAACAACCTGCCAGACTGGGATAGTCTTGGATGAATAATCGAATATTTTCCGGGCCTGTTATCTTGAGAACAGTGAAGCCCGGATATGCTGTAGCGGTTAGATAGCAAAGTCTTCCAGTGTCTTACCAGCTTCGATAGCAGCGGCGATTGCTTTAGGAGTACGGCCCTGACCCGTCCAAGTCTGCTCATTACCGTTTTCATCTGTATATTTGTATTTAGCAGGACGAGGAGCACGAGTTGATTTGGTTTTAGGCTGGGATGAACCAACTGAAGCGAGTAGTTCTGTAGGATCGATACCGTCTTCTAACAATTTCTGGCGGAAGGCTTCCAGTTTAGCCTGACGTTCTTCTTGTTCTTTACGGGCTGAATTTTCTTCCTCACGGCGATCTTCAACGATTGTGGTGAGTTTTTCCAGCATCTCTTCCAGAGTTGCCAGATCTGTTTCACGAGCCTGTGCGCGAAGTGTACGAATATTGTTCAGTGCCTTAAGAGCTTCACTCATAGTATGTCATCCGGTGTTTTAAAATAGGCGATTAATAAAAATAATGCTTACGGTGCTGTTGGAAAAATCAAAAAAAAACAGTCAGTAAATAATATAGTAAACATTATTGCATAAGCAATCTAATACATCACATTTCACACGAATAGCATAGAGTCGTTTTAAAGAGACATTTTCCTGCGCTTTTGGTTTGATGGTTCGAACTCTGACGAGATACGAGATAGTTGCTCAAGACTCTGTTCAATTGAACGTTGGAACTCAACAGCGGCTTCTGTACGTTGTTTTATGACCAAGGCTACTATTTCTTCATCGCTCTTTTCTGAAATGGCCTTACGGTATAACACGCGTTCGTTAAATAAATCGAGATTACCAGTTGATCTTGCTGATGTGTTAGCTTTTGAACTGCTGATGGGATTTAACTCGTCAATAAAGTATTCAATAAGAGATTCTCTCTTTTTTTCCAACCTGCGAACTTCGGTATGGGCAGATTTAAATTTTTGCGCCTTAACCAATGGAATATCATCAGAACGCAGTTTACGATATTCATTTCTGTATTCTTCTATTGGAATGTGATTTTTTAGTTCTTTAACTGTATTTACATATTCGATTAAATCACTGTTGTCTGTTTTTACTTTTCTCATATAAAACCTCGTGGATAAAATAGTGGATATATTTATATTACGAGATATGGTGTAAGTGTCAAATTAACCGTTTGCAGCAATGTTTATTTCTGTTGATTTGTCTCGCCAATGTTTTTTTGTTGTTTATTATGGCCATGCTTAATACATTAATAATGTTGTAAGAGACAAATGACATGGTGTATCATCAGGCTTGGGACGATGAAATAAAACTGAAGGTAGGAAAGATGGATTCTATAGATAAAAGGTTTCTTGATTTTATTCGATCTAAGAAAAATAATATAGTATTGGACGATATGAAGGATGATTTCAAAAAAGACGATGGCTCTAGTTCGAAAATGGCAGATTATTTGTTATTTAATAACGATGTTATTTTAGAGCAAAAATTACTCACAAATGACAGAACTGATTTAATAAATGAAAAAATTAATGAGCTAGCTAAGACTGATGAATGGCTTAAAAGAAGTTGGTTCGGTAGGGTTCATATTGAGGAATTGATTCAAAAACACCCCGACTCAGATGCTTTCAGAAAAAAGATAATGGATTATGCTTATAGAAATATAAAAGATCTTGTAGCAACCTCCAATAGACAGATTAGAGCAACAAAGGAATCTTTAAATATTCCTAGAGCAGTCGGTGGACTTGTTATTCTTAATGAATCGATAATGCCTTATGAATCTGAATATGTAATGGCAGAACTTAATTTTCTTGTTGAAAATCCACATTATGAACATGTTGATTTTGTTCTCTATATATCAGAACTACGTAGATCAACACATAATATAATTGATATGTCAGCAATGATAAAAAGCAGCTCTCCAAGATATGAGTTTGTAAACTGGTATATAAAAAACGTTTTCTCATTCGATTTCGCTTCATTTTTTAATCACCCTATACAATTTTTATAGTAGGGTGGGAGTTTGTTAAAATGCATTGGCTTTATGGAGTTATCATTCAGATAGGAGTTGCTTGAGAAAATCTCTTTCTTGAAACTACTGTGTTTTGCCTTGGCAATTAATTTTGTTCTCTTTAGTTTTAGTTTTTTTGTCCTTCAAGTAATAAGTTTTCATGAAAGTTAAACGATCACCATTAAACATATAGTCTGGATTAATAAAATAATAGTTCTGTATCATGGTCTCAGCAATAAATTTCTTGTCAGCAAGTTCTTTCATACCTTTGAAATAAGTAGTTCTTGATATTTTCACGATATCTTGATCAACAATATCGAATGACATTAATATCGTATCTGTATCTTTATTATCTCTGATAGCAAGATACAGTATCTTGAATACTTTCTTACCGGATGAGGATAAACCCTCAATAGCTGATACGCCATCCACATAAAGCTTCACAAACTGTGTCTTGTCTACTTCCATAGACTGAAAGAAACCACCATTACCAACTTGTTCTCCCGTACTCTCATTAACTAATGCTAATCGATCTTTTCCTGTAGTAATACGTCTGACGCCAGTTTTTGTATGTAGACTTGTATCATTAAGAAATGGGTTTTTAGTATGACGTGGGAGACCTCTTCTTGATTTCTTTACTTCAGTTTGTATCTTATTTTCTATCATGGTATTTACTCCTTTATTTTTTTAGTTATACATTTAAGTAGATACTATATTTTGTGTGCAAGTCAATACTTAAAGTTTATATTTTTTAAAATAACTAACACTTGATGTTTTTACGTATAAAAATTGTAGTGCTACAGAATATATACAATAACACTTTATTATTTTTATTTGAGAATAGTTATCAACTTAAGTACCGGGATTCGGGACTTTAACTCCCAAGAGTGCGTACTTTGTTTTAAGCTATAGCTGGCTTGAGAGCATTTTTCTTCTTCATTATTCAAATAGCGAAGCTTTGGATGACATTTTAAAGAATGTAATATTGAAAATAGTTCTTCTCTTTAGTTGATTGGTGCCTTATCAAAATGGCACCAGTGGTGTTATCTGTGTTATTTTTCCTACTATGTTATTACAGCGAAGTGATTGTTTTCTACAATCATGAACCGCTGCTACTATCGGGACTGCTTGATTAATTTTACTTTAACTTTATATGCGTCTACGACGCGATCTTTTTTGGATAAATCCAATATTAACAGGGGCAAGCCCTGTTCAGCAGAGTGATTGTTCGCAACAATCACGAAGCGCTGCTACCAAGGATGTAGTTTTCCTATACGTTTAAGAGCAAATGCTATATGTCTAAAGGGAAAAACTATGTTTAAACATAGGATCTAAATTCAGCATCATGAGGAAAAGAGATCAAACAATGATCGAGTGCTTTTCTTTTTATTTAACAGACAGGAGATGAATAAAATAAAAATGTCAGCGTCAGGGCGTAGCCGTGCGTCAGCACAGAGATAAAGATTTTTTCAAAAGTAGTTTAAAAATAAGAGGGAAAATCATGGTTAAAAAATAAATAAATTTGATTTTCACGATCGCGATGTTGTATTAAATAGTAATAAAAAAGTAAAAAATAAAATGAAAAATATTAAAATGATAACACTCTTTCATCCCTATGAGAAAACACCATTTATGATCTGTATTGTAAACAAAGTAGAAGATACTGAACATGGAATAAAACTCACTCATTGAAAATGACAATGATATTTATGTCAATAATTATAGCCATTATCTGTTATCGGAGTCTGTAAGTCGTTGCGATAAAGATAGGTTGAAAAATACTTATATTCGCTTGGTTTCAGAACTCACACAAATGAGTGAAGAAACTATAAAATCACAGATGTTATAATCTGAGTTATCAGTTTCAGATATTGTGATGTTATCCATAAGGTCAATGCTTTTGGGTTGAATATATATCCAGAGCTATCAACGAACATGGGTCAGGTTAAAGTCGAATGCGGTAAGTGGTAGTGTTCTGGTAAAATGCGTTGTCTGATAGCGTCAGGAGGCGATGAGCGATGGAAGGTAAATTAATTTTTTGTTCCGATGCAATACTGCGGTTTCAGTCCGATTACGATGAAACCTCGGCGGTTCCATTGCTATCCATCCAGAACACGATAGCCAATACCGATCCCTTCTTTCTTCTTCGCTTCTTCCACCATACTGTTCTGATTGAAGAAGGAACATCGCTGGCAAGTATCTTTCTGGCAATAGAACTGTGGAAGGCACTGTTAGCAGCTTATCTGGACAGAGATGTTGGTGCTTATATAGATGAGGTAAGAAAACCGTCCGGGCCAACGACATGGGATATTGAATGGATTGGGATTGACCGTCGTAGCTCGGTTTATCGCGCTTACAAGCGTCAGGATATGGAAGAAGGGGAAGATTTTTCGACCTATTTTAATCGTGAGCGGTTCCCGACTGATGAGTTTGACATAGAAAGTAGCTGCGATGCTTCAGGTTTCATTAAAGGTGATAAAGAACGCTGGAGTATCAGCGGTGATGTTCACGAAATTAAAAATCTTCCTGTAATCCTCTATAGCAAACAGGCGTTGATGACGTCGGCAAAGGACGGCCTGTTGAAGAAGAATGTATCAGGGGTGAAGAGTTCCAAGCATGGCTGCTTTGTTTATGGCGATACCTCGTTTTCTTTCAGTGAGGTAATGGAAGCTATCTTCATCAGTGGGCTGTTCTTCTATGCGCCAATAGACGCCGCCAGTAGTCTTGATGAACTGAAAGTGAGTTTGGCTGGGCTGGAAGAAGAACTGGCCGAAGTACCAAAAGTGGATTCGAATGGCAATGAAACAGATAAAGAACCTACTATAGTCGTAGCCGAAGGTGCTTTTGATTCGGTCGCTGCTCACATGGAAACAGAAGCTGAGGAGTGGCAATCTATTAAGAACCTGTGCCAACGAGAAGGTGAGCTGCCCATACGTATTGGTGGTATTAAAATGGCTGAGCCACCAGAGTTTCATTTTTAGTTTAAAAGCAACAATCTACCACTTAATGATTACGAAGCTATAAGTTGAAGGATGATTCACATGCCACACAAGAAAGTAGCATTACAGCTCATTGAAGAAACACTTAAAGAACTCGAGTCACCAAAAGGTTCTTTGTTATCGGCTATACAAAAACTACAGCGGACTTCGGATATCATCAATGATGATGATAAAAAGATATGGTGTGCTATTCAATTAGGTGATACTAAATATACAAAGCCAATAACTGAATTGCTTAAGTTTGTTATTGAGGCTGAAAATACAAAAAATAAATCTTTCCAAGAAAATTTAGACAAACGAATACAAGAACTTGCCAAATTAGGAGTTAAGGCTAATATACATTATTCAGATGAAGAACTCACATTAAAAAATATTGAAAGTGGTGGTGGATATAATAACATTGGGTTTATTGAAGAGAAATATGCCGATCTTGTAAGAAAAAAACAAGGCAATGACGGAACGTATTATAAGAATAGTTTAAATCAACATATCAATTATGTTAGAAAAAAAGCACATGAATTAGCATCGCAAATATATAATCAACTAAAATTTTCAGGTACTGTCAGCAACTGTTTTGATGTATTGAAAAATGCTGTTGATGATAAATTATTAGATCTAAATCCAGTGATCGCAGAACAACTAATGTTGGCATTTAAAGCTATTTCTTCAGATAAAGAAGAAGAATGGTCTCAAGCTTTAACTACATGTCGTAGGCTTCTAGAAGGGTTGGCTGATGAACTTTATCCGGCATCGAAGGAAAAATTTAATGGTCGGGCCGTTGGGCAAGGTCAATACGTAAACCGCCTTTGGGCATTTATGGATGGGGCTATTCAGTCTGATAGTAATAAAGACCTTGCCAAAGCACATATAGATTTTCTCGGATCATGGTTAGATAAAGTTAATAAGTTAACAAATAAAGGTGTTCATGCCGAGTTAGATCGGATTGAAGCTGTAAAGTCAGTATTTCACACGTATTTAGTAGTGGCGGATTTGCTTGAGTATATGTCAAATACCAAAACCTCTGTATCTAAGCCTGATATCAATAAAGCTACTTTAGATGAACTGGAAGCATTGTTAAATATAAATAGAACAATCGCTAAAGAAATTGTTAAAGCACGAGTTCGTGAAGGCAAGCTTGATCTGGATATTTTAAAAAACATAAAAGGTATAGGTGCTAAGACGCTTAGTAATATACAAGAAGTGTTTGTTATGTAA